CTGCTGATACACCAGCTCTTGAAACTTTATATACTTATGTAAATACAGCGGATGAAGGAGATCCAGTTGTAATGGAAAGACCATTAGGCGAACTGCCAAGATTGGAGAGTTAATGATACCAATTTTATCAGGTAACGTAGCTTCAGCTTTACCAACAGGTTATGATGTAACCAACTCATGTAGGTTTAATGATGGCGATGGTGCTTATTTGAAAAGAACATCAGCATCGCCAACTAGCGATAAAATAGGAACTTACTCTACTTGGTTTAAAATAGGTGTAATGGGTACTGATAGAAGATTAACTATGAGTTTTGTTGATGGTAATAACTATGGTTATTTAAGAATACATTCAGATGATACTTTACAATTTTATGTTGTAGGAGGTGGCTCTGTAGTAGCAAGTATGATTACAAACCAAGTTTTTAGAGATCCGTCAGCTTGGTATAATGTAATTTTAGCAGTAGATACAACTCAAGTAACAGAAGCAAATCGTATAAAAATTTATGTAAATGGAACTCAAGTTACATCTTTTTCTACTGCAACTTATTTTAGTCAAAATACAGTTAATGCTATGTTTTCTCAATCTGGCACAAATTATCACACAGTAGGTGCGGCAGAAAATGGTACAGTTTCTTGGGATGGTTATATGGCTGAAACATTTTTTATAGATGGTACACAACTAGCCGCTTCAGCTTTCGGAGAATTTGATGATGATAGTCCGACAATTTGGAAACCGAAAGATTGTAGTGGAGATTTTACCTATGGTAATAATGGTTTTTATTTAGACTTTGAAGATAGTGATAATTTAGGCGATGATGAAAGTGGTAATACTGATGATTTTACAGAAGTTAATCTAGCCGCAGTAGATCAGGCAAGTGACTCGCCAACTAATAATTTTGCAACAGCGAATAGTATAATGGGAAGTTTAACAGCAACTTTTGCTGAAGGTAATTTAAGTGTTGCAACAACAAGTGGTCAAAAATTTGGTGCTGCAGCAACATTAGGTGTTTCACAAGGTAAATGGTATGCAGAATATAAAGTAACAGCACAAAGTGCAGATGTTGGTCATGTAGGAGTTGATGGCGATCCACAAGAAAGTGCAAGAGCAGATAATTATGCTGGAGGAAATGCTTGGAGTTATGGTTATAATGGAGGAAATGGTAATAAATTTAATAGTGATTCAGCAACTTCTTACGGAGATACTTTTTCTACAAATGACATAGTAGGTGTTGCTCTTGATCTTACAAATCATAAATTATATTTTCATAAAAACGGTACTTGGCAAGATAGTGGGGATCCAACTTCTGGCTCAACAGGAACAGGATCAGCATATAATTTATCAACTTCTCCACCATCAGGATTTTATTTTTTTACTTCACAAGATGGATCTCCTAGTAATAATGCAACGCTAGCACATAATTACGGAAATCCAATACACTCAATTTCATCAGGAAACAGTGATGCTAATGGATATGGAAACTTTGAATATGCACCACCTAGTGGCTATTACGCATTATGTACTAAAAATCTAGCGGAGTATGGATAATGGCTTATACAACAATAGACAATCCAGAATTATATTTTCAATGTAAAAATTTTGTAGGTAGTTCTTCAGCACAATCTATTACTTTAGATGGGTCAGAAGATATGCAACCTGATTTTATTTGGTTTAAAAATCGTGAAACATCTAGCAGACATCAATTATATGATTCTGTTAGAGGTGCAACAAAATTAATAAATTCTGACCATGCTGATGCAGAACAAACTGTTAGTTATTTTACATCTTTTGATAGTGATGGTTTTACAATTCCAAGTGGCTCATCTGCTTTAAATGGTGGAAGTCAAAATATTATAGCTTGGTGCTGGAAAGAGAGTGCTGATTCAGGCATGGATATTGTAAGCTATACTGGAAATGGAAGTGCAAGAACAATATCACATTCCTTGTCAGCAGTTCCTAAAATGATTATAGTAAAAGATAGAGATGATGCTGATTATTCTTGGCATGTTTACCATGAAGCAGTAGGTAATGGTAAAACTTTTTATTTAGATATAGCTAATACACCAGATACAAATTCAATTTATTGGAATGATACTAGCCCAACATCGAGTGTCTTTAGTGTAGGAACTTCTGTAACAACAAATAAAAGTTCAGATGATTTTATAGCTTATCTATTCACACCTAAACAGGGATACTCAGCTATGGGTTCCTACACAGGAAATGCAAATGCTGATGGTACATTTGTTTTCTTAGGTTTTCAACCAGCTTTCGTTATGGTAAAAAACATAGATGCAGCAGAAAATTGGATTATATTTGATAACAAAAGACCAGGATATAATTTAACAGATGCTTTATTAAAACCAAATCTAGCTAATGCAGAAAGCACAAGTGGAGTAAAATTTGATTTATTAAGTAATGGCTTTAAAGCTAGAGTAAGTGATGCAGAAGGTAATTCAAGTAATACATTCATTTACATGGCGTTTGCAGAAGCACCTTTCGTAAATTCTAATGGAGTACCTTGCAATGCTCGTTAATAAATTAACGAGAAGCTAACGCAGCTAGGTAACAAGTTACCAGAAGCTACGCAGCAAGATAATTAAATAAAATAACAAAATTAATAAGAGGAGAAGTACACTATGAAGGTGCTACTAATTATGATTATGTGTAGCGCAGTTCAAGGAGATTGCTTAGCTCCACATCAAATGCCTACTACTTATGACAACTACTATGATTGCTTACAAGCTGGTTATAAGGAGGCAATAAAAAAACAAACTGAAATAGGAAAAGTAGATACTAATGAACATAAGATATTCATTAGGTTCACTTGTAAGAGTAGTTATGAAACGTAAAAAAAGAAAATCTGTATTATCTAATGTTGAAGATCGTAATGGAATAAGAATATCTTACCATGAAAAGGTTTGTGCAGAGAGGATGAAAACAATTTTTAAACTGCTAGACGAAATGAGAAAAGACATTAGAGAATTAAAAACTTTTATGAATGTAGGAAAAGGTGCTGCCGCAATAATAATCTTTATTGGGGGTTTGCTTGGCTCAATCTTCTACTTCTTCACGAAATAGGATTACAGCTGCTAAAGGTTTATCTAATGAACTATTAGCTGCTGCTGAATTTGCAAAGGATCCAAATTTAATTGTCTTTAAACCAATAGGAGCTGGTCCAGTAGACATATTAACTTTGAATATAAAAACGGGGGAGTACAGAGCTTATGATGTCAAGACAAGAAACTACCGCAAAGATGGGTCTAAGATTAATAGACCAAGAACTAAAGAACAAAAAAGACTAGGTGTTAAAATTATTAATTTTAACCCAGAAAAGGATTGAAGAATTATGGCAGATTATACTGAACTCAAAGACAACATTAAAGAACACGAAGGGTATAGAGATCATATTTACAGGGATAGCTTGGGTATTCCTACTATCTTTTGGGGTCATATGGTTTTGGATACCGATGATTATGTTGAAGGTGTTAATTATTCCATTGAAGATGCTGAGAAGTGTTTTGATAAAGATTTTAATATTGCTTTACAAAGTGCTGAGAAATTAATTGGCGATATAGAAGTTAATCATATTCAAAAATGCGTAATCATTGAATGCGTGTATCAACTTGGTGGACCAAGGTTCTCTAAGTTTAAAAAGTTTTGGCAAGCTATGAGAGATGGCGATATGGAAAAGCTGCCGATGAAATGATAGATAGCAGATGGCATAAGCAAACACCTGGTAGGTGTGAGAAAGCTGCTGCTAAAATGAGGAGTTCAAATAAATAATATGTGGTTAAGTGCAATTAAATTAGCGTTGAATGCTGGAACGCATATATACAAAAAGAAACAAGAAACTAAAATGGCTATGGCTGATGCACAGCACATGGCGGCTCAGAAGATGGCTCGTGGGGAAACTGAGTATCAAGGTAAATTATTAGAAGCTAGACAATCAGATTGGAAAGACGAATTTGTGCTAATCGTGTTGACGCTCCCGATTTTAGTAATTGCTTACGGGGTTTTCTCAGACGATCCTGGTGCAGCAGCAAAGATAAAAGAGTTCTTTGAGCAGTTTCAACAACTTCCATCCTGGTTCACAAATCTTTGGATTTTAGTAGTGGCTAGTATTTATGGAATTAAAGGAACTCAAATATTTAAGGGGAAAAAATGACAATAACTAAATCAGACTTTGATCCGCATTGCTTTGGGGGACAATACCAAGATGCACCAGAAACATTACACTTTCAGTTTGAAGGTGTAAGATGCGATAACTATGTGCATCGTTACGTTTTGGTAGATAAGTTTAGACCAAACAAAATAGATTCAAGAAGTAAAAAGACAGAAGAAGAAAAAGATAAATCTCATAAAGATATAGCTGCCGGTTATTTACCTTTGGTTTTAAAAGAAGA